CCAAGCACTAATAATATGACCGCCTTTCCACACACCACACTCAACAATGTCACCTGGAATATTATTTGCATCAAGTTCTCTAACTGCTCTTACAGTCTGAGTGATACGTTGTCCACTAGTCATTGTAAATGGTTTAGCTTCTTCAACAATCCTTAATTCTTTTTTAGTTGGTATGAAATCCATACTATACTGGAGCTCCTTCATGCCATTCATAAGCATCACTTCCGCTATCAGTATACCGTCTTTCTATATCTTCTTCAACACATTCAGTACCACGTTGTATTTCTAATATGTGTGCATTAACTGTTAGTGATGGATTACTTGGTAAGTGCCATACTTCTTTATCAATATTGTAAGGAACACTCTTTGGTGTTAGGTAAGCAATTTCTTGTCTATCCTCCCACTCGGTTACCATTTTAACTTCGCCTTCAAGTATGTTCCATTGCTCTGCACGTTTAAAATGTTTTTGATCACTTAGTGCTTTGCCAGGATATATTACAAGCTCTTTTACTTTGTAACCTTCATCGGGTTTGTCATCTAGTACACGCCAATACCCCCAATCACGTTCAGTCTTTTGTGTCTTCCATTCGTCTAATATCCAACTACTTGAATTCATTTTGTCCTCTCCGCCAACACCAAAGACGAAGCTAACCTTTGGGTCATGCAAGTAGTCTTCCATCTCTGGAATGTTGTCTGCTGTTCTATCCCCACCATTAGCAAAGACGACTTCGTCTTGACCTCCGATAGTTGATTGTAAGTGATGGATAGCGCCGCTGGCACTATTGAATTTGTCATCGTTTAAGCAAAGTACTACACGATCGACAATACCAAGTTCGCTAATAATAGCAACTCGATCTTTAAAGGGCATAAATGGCCGACCCTTTTTTTGAGTCAGCCATTCATCTGAGTTTAATCCAACAACTAGTTGATCACCAAGTTGTTTCGCGGCCTTAAAGTATTCTATATGGCCTGAGTGTAGTGGATCGAATCCACCTGTTACTAGTACGTATTTCATACTAGTATTTAAACTTTAGCGATTTACTGTTTGTATATACTGGATTACATTTTCGGGAGTTGATACAACATATGGGTCATCATCAGATCCATCATTGTTATATCCTGGTTCAATGAAGCTTTCGTTAACAATCATGTTCTCAATATACATAGCATATCTCCATGACCTGTTAGCAAAACCTAAATGCTTCTTATTGCACAACATGCCAAGGCCGAATGTAAAGTCTGCATTACCGTCTGCTAGTAATTTAACTTTGGTACAACCTAGTTCTTTAGCCCATGCATTCATTACAAATGCATCGTTAACACTTACACAATAGACTTCGTCCACGCCTAGTGCTTTAAACTCGTCATACATTTTTTCGTATGTTGGTAGTTGTTCTGAACTACATGTTGGGGTAAATGCACCCGGAAGTCCAAAGATAACAACTTTCTTATTTGCAAATAACTCTGCACTAGATTTGTTAACCCATGTTCCGCCAATAGCACAACCACCATCGTCACCAACTTCATCACCTTCACGAAGAACGAAGTTGACTGTTGCGGGTATCGTATCCCACTTTTCAATTATTTTCTTTTCACCTGGTAATTGGTAACTCATTTTTCTTCCTATTGTTATAAACTAGCATCTTCCATGCCAGCTACTCTTAATTTAACTATGTTTGTAAGTTGCCATTGCTTTTGATCAAGTGCTTTACAAACACCTAACCACTTGTTACGCATAAGTGCAAACTCATTAATAATCTTTTCGTAGTCGACAACGTCCGATTCGCCGTCTACGTATTTTTCGCAATCACGACTTGACAATGCTCTTGCATAGCTTTCTAAGTATTTTCTAAAAAAGCTACTTCGAAGTCTACGTAATTCAATGTTCAGGTATTCTAATATTGCTTCGAGCTCTTGTAACTGATTGAATCGTTGCTCAACCATTCCCGGCATCTCTGCCGCGGCTCTTTCAACATTACCTTTAATTTTGCATTCCATTCGCGCCTGGATCAATTCATTCTCGTAATGATCAATTGCTTTTGGAATGTTGCTAATGTCTCTAGCAATATCAGAATACCATCCCATTAGTATTCTTCCACTTCGTCTTCGTCTACGTCGACATCTTCTTCGAGATAGTAACCAATCGCTTTGTCTAAGTTAGCATCAGAGCCAAGTGCATCTCTAAACGCTTCGTCGGTACTACCAATGTCAGCACATAAATCAACATATTTTTCTGCTACTGTTTCGATGTGCTTCTTGTCTAAGTACTCTTTAAACACTTGCCACACTTCGATAATATCTGAACCTGAATCCAATTTATACTCCTTAGTTTACGTTATACGAATATAGTTATTCGTTTGGTTGATCTTCAACATCGGTTTCGACTTCGTCTTCATCAACGTCAGGACTTTCTTTAGCCTTTGCAAGTTTAGCGGCAAAGTCTACCATAATTGTGTCAAGAGCGTCACCGCCTGCTTCCCACACTTTACGATACTCTTTGATCTCTTCACCTGTAGAGTCTGTGTACCTTAGTCTGTTTCCGTCTTTAACAAGCATTCCTTTTTTCTCAAACAAGTCAACTAAACCACTGTATGGGTTCATACCTGTTTCATAAGGAATTTTAACTTGTACGCCTTCGAACGGTTTTGCATAACGAGTTTTCATTACTTTACAACCAGCTCTAATACCACGTACTTCGCTTATCTTGTTACCGTCTTGATCTTCTTTTAACTTCATTTTCTTCATTGCAACAACAATACTTGATGCATAGATAAAGCCTTGACCACCTGATATCTTATCGTCTGGGTCAAACATATCTTGTGAAGCGTATGTGTGATTAGTACAAACTAATCCTACGTTACAACTACCAATCATGTTAACAGTATTACGGACTAATGAAGTTAGTGCTTTAGGCTTACGACCCATATCACCTTTCATATCACCCTTGTTAAACTGGTCAACATCTGTAGGTGTAAGTAACATACCTAAACTGTCAACTACAAACAAAATCTTAGGACGTTCTTCGTCTGGCATTGTTTTATAGTCAATCATAAACGTACTAATAGTTTTAGCAACGTCATCAATCATTGACATGTTTAGTTTAAGAAGTTTATCTTCTGATGTATCAACATCGAGAGCTTTAAGCCAACTCTCATCAAGTGCGTTCTCTGAGTCAATTAAGACTACAAAGATACCTTGATCTTGTGCCGCTTTTACAATGTTACCTGCACAGATATAACTTTTACCTGCACCAGATTCTCCTGCAAAAACAGTAACCTTACCTAGTGGAACACCTTTGTGAAAGTCGCCACTAATAAGATAATTTAAGGCATAGTTACCTGTACTAATCCAATCAGTTGGATCGTTAAATCCACTACTCATGCCTGTGATTGATTTAGTTAAGTTTTTACGAAACTTAGAAACGTCAAATGCTTTATTAGCCATTGTATCTCCTTATCAGATTATTCCAAGTAGGGTGTAGCATTTCTACTACACCCACTCAGTTTTTAACTAGCCTTGGCGTGAACGGATCATTGCAAGAATGTCTTCCGCTTTGTTACCATCGCCTGCCGCTTCAGTTACCGCCGCTGGTGCTTGTGGCACTACCGGTGCAGTTGCTTGTGCTACTGCTGGTGCATGTTGAGACTGTGGACTCGGTGTAGTTGCTTTAACAGGATCGCCTGTTGCCGCTCTTACGCCTGCTGGTCTAAAGTATTGACCAAATGCTTCCAAGTCGTATGCTTCACCATCAACTGATGCTTCAAACATTTTCTTGATAACTTCAACTGCTACTGGGTCCGGCTTCTTCGGAAGGTAGTCGCTCATGTTATACAAGCCATTGTCTTCAATTGCCTTATACTCTGCTTCATCTAACGGACGCTCTCTACGAGACCAGTTTGATGTTGAGTAATCAGCATATCCGCCTTTGGATGTTTTAGCAATCCTAAAGTCTACACCTGCGGTATAGTCTGTCGGTAGCTCGTTCATATCCGGATCCATTAATGCTCCCTTAATAATTTGGAAGATTTGTGGGCCAATTATAAAACGTCTGATTGGGTTTTCTGGAGTTGTATCCTCGCTAATACCGTTATCAGTCACAAAGCCTTGGAATACGTATGAACGCTTCTTCCAATACTTTCGACCCATATCTTCTAGCTTTGGATCTTTGAACCAAGCACGTACTTCGGAAAGTACTGGACACGTATCACCATACATTTCCATACAAGGTACTTGTACCTGTACTGGACGAGAATCTGTCTCGCCTTTAATTCCAGCAAATGGAAGTTTGATCATCAAACGTTCTTGCCAGAAAAATGTATTATTTTCGTCACCATCGGGTAAGAATCGGACAGTACTGTTCGTTCCTTCTTTCAAGTTCCAAAATGGGTAAATTGCGTTGTCGCCGCCGCTTGAGTTATTTGAACCACCTGTGCGTGATTCCTGCTCTTTGAGTTTAGCTCTAATTTCTGCTAAAGTTGCCATAGTTATGCCTCCTATATGTTTTTAAGCCTATGTGCTTTTGTGTGGAATATTCCACTGTGCCTATTTGTGTAGTAGCACTATTATAGTGTACTACAGATATTTAGTAAAGTCAACCGTTGGGTTGCCAAAAAAGTGATTCTTAGTTATTAATGCCTGCTAACGATTTGATTCTTTCCATCTCGTTATCTTTTCCTGCCATTAGTCTGCCTATCATCTTCTCAGCTACTGGTACGCTGTTTTCACCAAATTCTTTTTCACAAGCAGTAATTACCGCTTGTTCGCCTTTTGGAAAGTTGTTAGTTGTGTAGTCATAATAACTCTTAACTAGCTCTTCTAACTTCTGTCCTGGTGTTCTATCATCACCTTCTTCGCCGTCCATATCGTCCGGAGTGTCAGGGTGCATCATCTGTCCTTTACTATTGATTTTGACATCCATAGTATCGTCGTCTTCGTATTTGTCAGCATCTTTTTGTAATGCCTTCTTACGTTTAATTATTTCAGCGGATAATTCTGGATCTTTTGATGTCTCTGGATCCATTTGAAGATCTTGCAATGCTTTTTGTTTAGCATCGTAGTCATCTTTATCTACTGTCTTTGTATACTGTGATTCTGTTTCAAGATCACCTGTATCAATTTTATTCATAACTGCTGGGTTTTTTCCTTTAAGATATTTCATTACAAGTGGTCTAACGCAAGTGTCTGCGTCTTTCTGGCCAACTTGTTTAAACATGTCAAGTAGCATCGGATCGTCTATAACGCCCTTCATGCTTTCGATAGCATTTGAGCCGTTGATACCAGCTGGAAAATGCTGAGACATTAAGCCATTAATCTTTTTAACCGCGGCTTCTATTTGTCTCTCGTCGCCATCAATTAATGCATTGTCATTCTCTCCTACGATTGAATCCATGTGTCTTTCAAATTCCATTTCTGGAGTTTGTACTTCTGCTTCGGCAGTTGCCTGTGCTTCGCCTGTGCCTTGACAATCATTACAGTCTTTATCACCATGTTTGCCTGTTCCATCACAATGAGCACAATCCATATCACGCCCGCCACCTTCGCCTAGTAACTCTTCTGGCGATAATTCTTTTGCTGTTGTTACTTCACTTACTAGTCTATATACGTAAGGGAATACATCTTTTAATTCTTCGTTAAATGTTCTAATAGTTAATTGATCAATCCAATTTTCTGCAACATCTTCTGGAACATTTTCATTTACTACAGGAGCAAAGGTTGCAAATGTTTCTGTATAATATGCTTTGCGTTGTAGCTTTAGTACTTCTGTTTTGATGTTTTCTAATCTTACATCTACTGCTTCCATGTAACCTTTTAAGCCTTCTGCCATTACGCTTGAACGGTTCATGTAAGTTTTAAATTTACGTAGCTTGTTTAATTCTGTTGACATTTCAACAATGTGCTTACCAAAATCATCATACAAGTTTCCACCTTCACTTACGTGTCGGGCCATTGCTCTTGCACCGTTTAAGTGTCTGAATGGATATTTAAATCTTTCGCCATCAGCACTTTCAATATACATGCTGTGTACGTTTTGTGTTCTTGATCCAGCAACTTCTTGGTTGACTGGCTTTGTATGTTTTAGTACTAAACGAGCAGTATCAATGTTTTCGAAACTTGTTCTGCTTGTGCCGTACATATTTGATTCACTCATTTGGGTTTCTCCGGCAGTTCTTGTTAAGTGTGCATAATCTCTTTTGTCGAGGTTGCTTTTTGTAATATCTCTTGTGTCAAAGTTTAACATGTGTTTTTTTGCAAAAATACGGATCTCTTTTAAAAAATTATACCAATTATTTTTTTCACTTTCCCCTGCTTCTGCCATAAAGTCTTGATTGTATAGAACTACCACACCGTCTTCGTCTAGTGTAATACTTACCTTACCTAATACTTCTTGTCCTTCTTTATAATCGAAGTCAAAGTACTTTGCAAGTTTTGGGTCATCAGTTACTGTGCCCTGTCCGTCACCAATTGTGACTGAAGGGAAACGCCCTCTAATCTTAGCGAATAATTTTTCTGATACTGGTTCTAAGTTGTTCATGTTAATATTTATCTCATATTAGTTGAAACGAAGATAGGCATGGGCGGTTCGTAATCTTCGGATGATTCTGCCTGGTTAAATGTTTCATAAATGCGTGGATCCCAGTCTTTTAGTACTGCGATTACACGCATTGCTAGTAGAGTAGCACTTACTAAGTCGTCTGTTTCACCCGGTTTTGCTTTAAAACTACTGCCACTAGCTACAAAGCCTTTAAGTTCTGTTATTAATACTTTACTATTTACTTCTAGTTTATCTGTTTCTATCATAGTTTTTAATCGACTACATGCACTAATCTTAGTACTGTGTGTAGTGTTAAACCCTTTGCGGAACTTACGCACATGGCCTTTACGCATTGGCTCACTGGTAAGTAACCCTGGTATGTTCTCTTCTCCAAGATCTCTAATAACAATTAATGCACCTTCTCCGATGCTGTTGTTTTCAACGCTCCAATAAATATTTTGCCCGTTGGAATTACACTCTTGTTTAATATATTCGCAGATGTCTTTTAAAACTCTAATCTGACCTGGTATAGCTGTTTGATTATGTCGCCACTCTGCTACTTGTTTATAAGTAGGTACTTCAAATACTTGTATAGCCGCATAATCGCCACCAGTACCCATACTAGGATCAAGTGAAACAACATAGCTATTATCGCCTGTTGGCTTCTTGTACCAACGTGTTTGTCCCATATTTAATATAGGTTCTTTACCTTCTAGCGTAGCAAGTTTAATTGAGTTAATTAATGTTTCATCGTAAATTAAGAATTCACAGCCGTACTCACGTCTAAACTTCTCTTCACCAATACGACCAATTTCATTCTTCTTCCATTCTTCATCTCTATCAGGATGTTCATCCCAACTACATGTAAAACCAAAGAATCCGTTTTCACCTAGTATTGCTTCATTACCATGTTCGTCAAACTTCTTTTGGCTTTCTTTCCAAATAATAGCAAAGGTATCTTCATCACTGTTTGGTGTACTTGTAATAATAGCACGACCACCTGTTGCTAGTGTAGGAGATATAGAAGTCCAAAATTCAGTAGCAATGTTTGGGTTTACAAACGCAAACTCGTCACAGTATAGTAATGATATGGACATACCACGTCCTGTGTTACCTGTTGTAGTAGCACTAACAATACGTGATCCGTTTTCAAATTCCATGCTACCTTTGTTGTAGTTAGTAACACCTGCTCTAATATGATCTGGACACATTTCATACACGTATCTAATACGTTGCATAATTTCTTGAGCGCCTGTGTACTTGTGTGCGGCAATTAGAATAGTTTGGTCTGGATGAAACATAGCATACCAACACAAATAAATTGCGGCAGTAGTAGTCTTACCAGTTTGTCTAGGTAACATATTAATGTTAAAACGATAGTCGTGATAACTTTGAAGCAACCGTACTTGATAACTAAACGGATCAAATAATAGTTTGCCTTTTACTGGATGCTGAATGAACGCAAATTGCTTTGCAAAGTACAAGTATCCGTCTTTAGGATCCATGCATTTACGTAACGACTCAATGTGTTCTTCGGTATATGTATCTCTTGTGTGTGCCTTTTTGGTTAAGACACCGTCTAAGCTCTTTGTTGCCATACTACTATTTACTCAAAAAAATACCCGCCGAAGCAGGTATTGAGTTTACTCTTGTGACGTTTTATTATTATTTGCTATTAAGCAGTAGTTAAGCTAGTTGATAGCGTAACATCAGTACCTGTAACATCAATGTTGTTAGGTCCTACTGCTGTTCCAAGTGCTCTAATACGTGCTTGAATGTCTGCCGCTGAACTGTTACCGTCCATGATAACACAAATTTCACCTGATGCATCATTCTTTACAAAGTACATTAACGGGCTAATTTCCTTCATAATCATTTCTGCCGCTTCATCAACAGCATCATCTTCAGCTCTTAAATCAACATCTGTATTACCAGCAACTTGTACTGTAATTAAATATGCTTTTACGTTGTGTGAGTATAGTGTTCCTGCTGTAACGCCTAACCCTACTACTCTTGTTACTCCAGCCATCTATATCTCCTTAGTGATTACCGCAACTACTTGCGTATAGTTTTTCAAACTTTTCTTTTCCGCAACCAAATTTAGAATCTACTTTTTTAAGCATTTCATTTTTTGAACATCCACTTGCGTCAAGTCGTTTCATTTCTTTTTTACAGCCAGCTTCGTCGAAACTATCTGTTGCTTCGCCAAACTTTTCAGCAAACTTAGCTTTTAATTCTTCTCTAATTTTATCTTCTAGTGCCATTGGATTATCTCCGCCTGCTACTTTTGGATAAGATTTCTTAGGACCGTTTAGTCCTCCTGACAAATCCTTTGTCATGTACTTTGTGTCTTGGTATTTCTCATCTGGACTATTTGAATAGTCTGACTCATCTTCTCCACATGGCTCATCTGGCATTGGAAGTTTCTTTGGCATATCCGCCATGTCACCTTTTGGCATGTCGTCCATGTCTGGTCTGTCTAGTCCTTTGATAGCCGCCATTGACTTCTCAATGTCACCACGCATACCTAAGTCTGGTCCCATATCTTCTGGCTCTGGTTTAAAACCGTAGCCCATGTCGCCTGTTGGAGCAATTGGATTAATATCTTTATCACCTAATACTTTAAATAGTTCACCTACTTCTTGTGGACTATCACCTGTTAGTGAAATGTTCATTGATGCCGCTTCGTTAAGTGCGTCAATTGATTTATAAATGTCTTCTAGTTTCATGTTATTTGCTCCCAATTGGACTAGTGGTTTCGGGCATTCCCATGTCCTTAATTTGATCTTTGTTTGCTATAGTATCAATAGCACCAATTGGGCTATTCTCTCTTTCACTACGTGCTTTTTCTAGTTCTGCTAGTAAGCCCATAATTCTTTCTCCGCCGACTTCTGCGTGTACTTGTGGATCCGATTCTGGTAAGTCGCCACCCAAATTTGGCTCATATATTTTATTGTATTCTGTATCTTGATATTGCTCTTGTGGTGCACCTTCAGTTCTTACAATAATATATGCTTCATCAATTGCACATGTTTGTGAAAGGTATTGTGCAACTACTGGAGGAATAGTAGGGTAAGCTAATTCTACATCGTAGTAGGTAACTTCCATGTTTTGTAACTGTGGAAAATCTAATGGACGTTCAACAATAGGAGTTTTCTTTCCTGCTGTCATGTTCATAACACCAAACTTCTGTAGTGCAGTTTCCATAGTATCTACACAACCTTCTGGTAGATCCCCGGCTAAGCCGATTTTAAATTTGTATGTTTTCTTTGACTCAGTCAAATATTCTGCAAAAGTTTTCATATCATTTCCCTTATACATTATTTATCCATGTTCTTCAATTTTTCAAGCAAACTATTGCGGTCAGTTACTACGTAACCTTCGCCATTAACTAGTCCAGAGTCTTCATATCCACTGTCCTTGTCCATTTTTTCTTTTTTAAGTTGAAGATCAATCATTTTTAATTTTTTATCTAGTTTCGCAACTTTGGCATCGAGAGCCGTTTTAAGCATTCCTCCAGCCACTTCAAATACTCTGCCACTATACCTTGCCTCCACGTTCATGCCCAAGTCCATAAGATCATCGTATGCACTAGTAGCCTTCATTGCAATGTCGTTAAGCTCTTGATCTGCTAACTCGCCCAAGCCTTTTACAGCTGGCAATGCCGCAGTAATTTTATCCAATTCTGAAATAGTTCTAAAGTCTTCTTGTGGGCTAGACTTAACTACTTCGTTAGATTTTTGTTGCTCTGCCTTAATAATCTCTTGACTATCTGGTAAATTGAGTAACTCTTCTAATTTTTTAGTCATTGCTGTTATCCATTATATGCTACTATTATTTATCCTATTTCCTCTTGCCCTGATGGAAAATGTCTTTTTCGGTAATAACTCTAAAGAAAATTCGTTTTTGTTTACACCATGCTCTAGCGGCTTCCCACTTAGCTATATTTTGGATATACTGTGCTTGACGCCATTTATCACGGCCAACATTTTCTTTTACTGTTTGGTTGTCAGGTTTAACTTCAATAAGTTCTACATGAGGTTTACCATTTCTATCAGCATATTCTATTAAAAAATCTGGTACGTAAACTGTGTGCTTACCAGTTAATGGATTCTTATATGGTATCTTAACACTTTCACTTGCCCACTTAGTTACCGCAGGACTCTCATCGCAGAATTTCATAAATGCAAATTCCCAACTTGATCGATAAAGAGGAGTTTTGTTACCTAAGTATTTTTCTGGATATTTTAATGTAAAGCGGCCTTGAGCAAACTTACCCATAGAACTATACCACTATGTTTCTAGTTTCTAATTTATTAGTTGCTTGATCAACTTTGTAACCTAGAGTACTAATTTTTGATCTGTTGTAGTTTAGAATCTCTGTAATAACCGTGCTTAGTTGTACATCGTCAAATCCACCTAGTGTATCTAACAATTCAAATATTTTTACATCGTCCATCTTTGCTTGTTGCATAACGATAGTTGCAATACTATTTGCACTTATTTCATCAAAGCCTCGTTTAGCAAAGAACGCAACAGTAGCGTCAACTTCATTACTAGCAAACTCAAACGGTTCTGTGTAGTACTGATTAAAAAACTGTTTTACCTTAGTAGCACTATCGCCACCAGCGGCAGGTAAGTTACCGTATAAGTTTGTCGGTGTACTTAACTTGTCAGTTGATGTATTGTCGCCCATATTATTCCTTTACGTCGAGATTATATTTGTACTATTACCATTAGCAGTTGATATAGCCTGCTGACGTTGACCTGCTTTTTGTATACTTGACAACGCGGCGTATGCTGTATTTATAGCGTCAGGAGTTGGAACTCCGCCATTATTGATGTGGTTTTTCTTAAATGCTCCAGCTTTAGCTAACGAGTCTGCCGCGCCTGCATTACTAGTCAAGAAGTTTGTAACACTAGATAAAGGGTTACCAATTTTGCCAGTGGCCATTCCTGCAAACGCTGTTAATCCTGCAACTGTTGCTACAGTACTACCTAGTCCGCCAAAGCCACTTGACTTAGGAAATGCAAGGTTTGCTACTCCACTAACATCAATGCCTGCGGCTTTACCAATTTGATCTTTAAGAATTCCAAACCCTTCTTGTTTTAATCCATCTCTACCTAAGGCTTTAGCATTTTGTGTAATGCTAGTTGCTTTTAATACTGTTCCTAAGAAACTTGCAGGACTGCTAAATGCCGCGCCACTACTAATGTCTCCAAATATACTAGACGCACCTTCTGCAATTCCGCCAACGCCAAACACACTCGATGTTCCGCCACCTGCTAATGAATTAGGACTTGGTGTTTGGTCATAATGTCCACTAGCACTACCAAACGACTTAGGTGAAATACCATCTTTAACTGGACCTCTTGAATACCAAACTGTGTCGTATTGTAATGTCATTGAGTTTTGTACACTATCACTCGAACTGTTGTCCATAGTATCGTGTTCCCAACCACTAATAATAGGATTAACTAATGTGAAACAGGTATATCTTTTTCTTGACATTTGATAAATTTGAATACTTTCAAAAAAGTTTTTAAAACTATCGTTATCCATGCCGTATCTAAACTTATTTGCTTCTTCTGTTCCTAGCCAGTTGCCTCTATTATATGCCGCATTTGATGTATTAGGATTATTACTGCCGTCTACACTTGCATAGTTTCCATCTTTAAAATAATATCTGTAATATGCTTCCCACAAAGCAGTAGTCTGCCCGTAGTTGTCATCATGGAATGTAACATTGATTGGATCGTAATCTAATCGTGTTTGTAAATTTCGTTTTCTATTGTACTGATGCTTTAGTGTAGTTGCAATTTGATACTTTGGTAAGTCAACTTGCTTAACAAGCATATTAATTTCTTGTGTTTTTAGTTGCGGGATTAATTGTACTGCATCTGCATTTAAGTTAAAACTTACATGATACAGAAACTTTGACTTAGGAGTTAACCTATGTGCATCATCAACATATAATCTAGCGGCATGTGCCGCGTCTGCTAAGTTACCTTTGGGGCTTAATGCACCCGTTAGTAAGTTGTCTAAAAATCCGTTAAGTCTATTCGCCATACTTAATCTCCTATGCTAATATTTATCCAATGTAATTAAGTGCATAGATAAAAAAAAGGATGCCTAATTAAAGACACCCTTTTTATATACTTCAGGAAATATTAGTTGTTATTAACTAGCGCCGCCGCCAGTAATAGCTGTGTTAACTGTACGTCCTACTGCTGTTCCAATTCCTGTACCTTGTGGGCTTTGGATAGCATTGTCATATCTGATTGCTAGTGCAACAGTAACTGGATCGTTAGTAGAGTAAGACAAGCTGTTATAGTTTGCTGACTCTAAGTAACAGCCATACAATTCAAATGTCTCTAGTACACTTGCTGTATTAGCACCGTTACCACCGTCTAGTATTTCAATTCTAGTAACAAATTTGTAATCGCTACCTGACGCCGCCGAACTTTGTTCGAAGAAGTCGAATTGTTTCTGTAGTTGCTCGCCTACAAGTTTCTGTACGTTGTTACTAACATCTTCACGTAAGTTAAGTGTAATTGGTTCCCAAGTGTGTTTACCTGCTAGGTATACACGTGAGTTATACACGTCTACTGTGATTTGTTCGAAACTAACGTTAGGTCTTGTTACGTCTACAACCTGTTTTGTAAGTTCTGTTGTTGGTGTTGATACTCCAAAATTTTCAAGACTCACTCTAAAGCGGTATTGTAGTTTCGGCATCAACAAACCTTGGTTACTAGCGGATGAGCTAGAATCCAAAGGTACTGTAATTTTGCTTAGTGTTGAAATTGCCATTATAATATCTCCTGCTTATAAGTATTTATCATATTAGAGTCCTGCTATTTCACCAGTGTTTTTAAGTCTCAATGGAATGTAAATAAACTCCACTGCTTTCACTGGTTCAATTGCTATATCCAAGTAAAGTTCATTTCTATCAATCCTTGTTGGCGTGTTATTACTTTCGTCACACACAACTAAGAAGTCATATAATGCTCTTTGCCCAACTAGTTCTAATAGTAAACTATCTGCTTGTGCTTTAATCTCATCACGTGTAATCTTATCATTTGGCTCAAAGATATAAGGCTTAGCAAGTTTGTTAAATTGTGAACGTAAGTAAATCACTAGTCTTGCAACGTTGATTCTGTCCAAAGAACTTGCATTTTTTGCACGAGTCTTTTGACCAAAGTTAACAAGTCCTGCGCCACTTAAGAACGTTACAGGGTTAATAGCATTACTGTATAATGTATCACGCTGTCCTTCGTTAAGTGCTACACTCTGGAATTCACCTTCGCTAGTAATGTAACCTGCACTTGATGCGTTAGTAATTCCACCACGTCTTGTTCCTGCTGGAGCAAACCATGGAAAGCTAACTTGATCGCTTAGTGCCATTGTGCGTAAGATACCATGTGAAGCTGGAACAACTACGTTGTTACCTGCGTTATCACTTGTGAATAAACTTGGATAAAACACACCTAAGTATTCATCATATGTAACTAATCCATCATCGTTATCTTCTACTGCAAGGTTTACGTTAGTTGCATACTCGTTTAATGAAGTTGCATCTGGTGTTAATCTAAATGGTAAGTCACCTACAACAAACGCACTAATGCCTCTATCATAGTTAAGTGTTTTCATTTCACCAATTAGCTCTGAGTAACCTGGGCAAGCCATTAAGTTAAAGATTCTTGAATTATCATCTCTAATATCAGCATTGCTGTTAACCATTGCTTGTAACGCTTGTACTACAACTTTACGTTGAGCTTTACGTCCAAAGCTACCTGCACCATTTGCTTGGTTAGCTGATTCAGTAACCCATCTGTTAGTAGCATATGCACTCATTGACTCGTCATTGTTAAATCTAATGTTAAGTCCTGTAGTATCAATATAGTTACGTACATATTTCTTAACGTTAAATCCTGAACGTCTTGTGTTCCATATCAACATACCTTTTGGATATAGTGCTGGGTCTGGAGCATCAAAGTCAATAAAGTTGCTTACTAGTAATTCAGCAATAGTTCCTGCTGTATCACCACTTGTACCTGCTTTTCCGTAACGTGCATCTGCAAACAAAATTCCGTCTTCAGTAGTTTGATCACCTGTATCAAGTGCAACCCACTTTAATGAAACTCCGTTGTATTTGTAAATTTTCGGATAGTTTTCTAAGTCTGCTGTTGAAATCCAAATATCGCCAGTTTTAAGATCAGTTGTATCTGATTGCTTAGTTGGCTCACTTGCAGAAACAATTGGACCAGCTGGGTCTGTTTTGTCTGCCGCGTTAGCGTTAAAGACTGGACTTGTTGAATCTGCATAACCTACCCATGTAGTACCGTTGTTGATCATAATATCAACTTCGTCTACAACACTATTGTACCATAATGCACCATCAGTTGTTAATGCTGTTGGAGCAAGTGTACTTGGTGTGTAAGTTAAGTATTTCCAGTTACTAGCAACCCAATCATAAGCATTGCCTGTTGCATCTGTATACAAGTTAGGTGTTGCTAATGCCGCATTTGAGCCGTTGTAAGCTACAAATCCTGCTAAAGCTAAACCATCGTTAGTATCTGTAATGTGAACATCGCCACCGTCATTGTGTTCAATAACAATTCTGTTACTTGCATCAACACTTGCTATTACGTTATTAAATCCGCCGGAGTTAATTGCTCCTGCAATAACGTCTGCATCAGTTGCCGCGCCTGTAGTTGTTACACTAATAGTAGTCGCCGCACTTAGTACTGCACTTGCTGGAGTTGTTTCTGCAATATTAAATGCATAAGTTCCTGCTGTCATCTGTGCCGCAATAATGTCTGAAGTAATTTTAGTATTACCAGTTGCTTGACGTCTGTGAATCTTAAAGTCACCAATTGGATTAGCCGCTTCATCATTATTAGTTTTGATGTAAACAGTTCCTACTGGTAAGTTTTTACCGCCACCTGACTTATCTAAACCGTATAATGCCGCTTCTGGAGTTGCATACATTGGAGCACTTTTAGTTTCCCATAAGCTAGTTGTAGCATTCCATGCTTTAACTTTCCAATTAGCACCCAAGTTAGGCTGTGTAGTTTTAACCCAAATACTTCCTGTTGGACGTGGGCTAGTGTCAGTTGACTTGTACTCTGGAACACTAGTATGCGGAGCAATACTTAACGCTGGCGCTTTAAATGTTGCCGCTGTTAAGCCAATCTCTGCTAATAGTGTCGAAGCGTTAGTTGCTAATACAATGTCTACGCCTGTTGAGTAAATCTCTAATTTGTTATTAACTACTGCTGATGTAACACCTGCAATACCTGCTGATCCAATAGCTGTTACAATGTCACTTAGACCTGTTCCAGCACTTGTTACCACAGTACTGTTAATACTCATTGTAGCGCCACTTGTTACAGTTGCGTTGGAAATTGTACCTGTTACGGTTGCCCAACTGCTGATCCAAGCTGTAGATCCTGCTTGTACCCAAGTACCACCTGCTTTCTTATAATAAAGTTTGTTAAGTGTAGTAGTTGCAACAATAGCGTAGTCACCAATAGCACCAACAGAAGTTTTTGGTACACCGCCTGTTACTTTAGTAGCGTCTGTAATTACTGTTGGAACTTTGTTAGCAAAGCTCTGTCCACCAGTAACAGTTCCTGCCGCCCCGTTCCATTGAAAAATACCAAACACGCTGTTTGCTGTATCGAACCAATATGTGCCATCTGCTGGACTAGCCGCTGGTGCTGTCGCAGAAGCCATTAGCTCTGATGTGTTTAGTGTTGCTCTTGTAATGTAAGCTCTATTTGCCACACCAAGGTATGAGTAAGCCGCTTGTAGGCCATATTCATTTAACTCATTACCATGTAATGCGTTGTTGTTGGTATCCGTATAAAATGACGGATCTCCAAATAAGTCTGTTAATTCTCTTTGCGAGGTAACCAAATAAGGTTTCCCTGCATTTGTTGCGAGCGTTCCCGCCGCAGTTCCTGTGCCTGCACCGTTCTTTTTATCTTGTGCAGAAACAACAAAAATCATTGGTACTGTACCTGGTTCAGCTGGTGTATAGAAACTTTCGTCTATAACGCTGACCTGTACTCCTGGTGATACTAAAGCCATTTTGTTTTCTCCTGTTGATATAGCATGTTACTATTATTTAGCCATGTTTGCCAAAATGCATGGTTTATATGCGGTGAAAAAGGGGTCGAAAAGGGGAGCTAAATAAAAGTATGAGACCTTTATGCATATGTGGCGTTAAACCGGTAGCAATTAACTACTACAAAAAGGGAAAGCCTTTCTATAGAAGTAAATGCGAGTCATGCACGAAAAACGGTAAGCCAACCAATGGAATACCTAAGTGGAAGCAGGCAGGATACCAAAAGAAAAATATTTGTGACAAGTGTGGATACACTAGCAAACACAAAGAACAGTTTTCAGTTTATTATATTGATGGTGATCTTAACAATGTAAGGTTTGGCAACTTAAAGACAATATGTGCCAATTGTACTAAGATTATCTACAAGGAAGGCTTTAGATGGAAGCAAGGTGACTTGCTACCTGACTTCTAAGTTCTTCAATAGTACTGTTGTTTTCTAATATCTGTGAAAATTTAGTATGTGCCCATGCCCATTCACTTGGGTGTACATCAGTTGGTTCAGTATTAAACTCAAGATACTCAGTAAACCACTTAGGATCTTCACCACGCTTAACACGCCAAACATGCCCACCAACTTCGTGTAACATTTTTGCTTCATTAGGAAAACGTGTATCAGGTAATATCCAATTCTTGTTAGGATTGTCTAATAGTGTTTGTTTGACTAAGCTAACCCAAATACCATCATAGAATCCAGAACGCATACATTCTGTACCAAATTCTTGTAATACTAGTCTAGGAGTAATCGTTCTGCCTGTTTCTTTAGTCCAAAACTCGTTTACTTGCTCTCGCCATTGCCTCGACTCTTCTGTCTTTCCGTCAAGCATTTCGCGATCCCACCCAAACATAACGCCTACGCTATCTTTAAGTTTGTCTGCAAATGATATTTTTTGAAAATTATGTTCGCTAATTAAGTAATCAGCAATGGTATCTTTACCACTTCCTATTAAACCACATACACCGATAATCACAGATTGACTCCTCATAAACAATAAAACTATTATATAGTAAATTTATGCTGATGTCAAGTGTTAGTTAGCCAATACTGAATCCGTAGCCTACGCCGCCAGCAATTTGTAATACAAGTTCTTGTTCTAACTTTTCCATTTCAGCTTGTGCTTCAGCTTTGAGTGCGTCTCCGTTTAGTGTCGATCCGCCTTGTGGTCCTGCAATAGTAGCAAATTTAGAACGTGCTTCGCCTAACATATACTTACAAACTGCAAGGGTATAATCCTTAATCCATATTTTGCCTAGATAGTCGTTTAGTAATTCACTATCTGGTCTGTGATTGTACACATACATTAATAATGTTTCTTCTGCTCTAGGTCTTTGTAAAACTGTTAATTTTTTAGTTGTAGTATTCCAATTAAATTCGATAAACGAACCAAACATTCTTCCTACTAATTCTTGATACTGTGAAAACATATCATACGTTGCTAATCCACCCATGTTACTACTTGATAATAGGTAAGTGTTTGTGTATGCCATGTTGAATGGTTCAAACTGTGTACCGCCATCACCACCTCCACTACGTGATCCAATTGAACGTCTAAATAATTTTCTTACTTCTACTACTTCGTTAGGTAGAATGTATTCGTTCTGATCAATAATAGTAGGCATAAACAAGTATGACTCT